GTTCTTTTAAACCTAGGACTCATTGTAACTGATACCTCATAAGTTCCATAAGGAATAGCAGTTGCAGCATATATCTTAGTTTTTTGTATAGTCTTTAAACTCATTGATTTCTTTAATCCTCTATCTGCATCTTCTAATGTATAGCAATAAAATACATCATCAATAAATAAAGACCCAATAGTTTCTGTAGAAGTAAATACTTCCCTAATTAATTTTAATTTCATTATTTACCTATTATGTCAGAAATTGTTTTTAGTATACCCATACCAAGTAATGTTAACGCAGCATAGAAGTAAGATTTGTATTTTTTTACCTCTGATCTTAATTCATTGAAATCGCTTTTTAATTCCCTATGTTCTTTGACTAAACCAACAGCATCTGGGTCGATTGGATTACCAGCAAGTAATTGATATATATCTTTTACCATATCCTTCACTTCTTTCATATCATCTTTCAACTTTTCTATTTCATTAGCCATAGAATCAATCTTACCTGCCTCAAAGTGTGTCATTACGATGCAATAATTTTATTAACTAGAGTATATCCAGTTGTGTCCTTAAATTCTGATGAATACAATATTGAGTTTTGATTTCTTTGTTTAAAATCCATTTTAAAATCAAGCAATACAAAAGTTATATCATCTAGTCCTATTGGGTCATAAGTAAATTTATCACCTATCCAATAAAGGTCAGATTTATAATCACCTTCTATTACTAAATTTGAAAGTCCATTATTCTTTTGTATTTCTTCACCTACATTTCTTTGAATACCAGGTATAGCTAAACTATCATAGTCTAAAACCATATCGTAATCTTTAGTAATTAAAGAATTTGAAATTGTAGATACTATATTTTGCGGGTTATTAAATACTGAACCATCATAAGGAATAATAGATAGATATGATTGCTCATTTGCTATTATAGCAGTAGTATCAAAAGATTGCCTTTCCTTATTTAATTTAACTCCAGAGTAATAAGTTTCAGATGATTGACTTAAATATACACCATCAGTATTATTGTTTTTATATGTTTGTATTATAGCATACTTTCCATAGGAATAATAAGGAGCTAATGATGGACTGTAATTAGCACAATAAGGAGAATATATCTTCATAAATAAATCACCCTTGGCTGGTATCTTAATATTCTTTATATTGCTAGATGATAGATAAGTTTCTGCTGTAACAAAAACACCTGTAATGTCGTTGTAATAATAAGTAATAGGAACATCATCAATATCTTTTGATATAAATACAAGAGAAGTTTTAACATATACTTCATCACCAAGACCATCTCTTCTAGCATCGTAAACAAATTCAGATGATACCGATACAACGTCTGCCTGATTAACAGATACTGGTGTATTAGAAATCATATAGAATCTATTATCAAATGTTGAAGTTATAACAGTTAATCTTAATCCAAATCTAAAATTATAAGGTGATGTAGCACTTGTAGCATATACTCCTCTTACTGGCTGTACAAATGATCCAACTAATGTATATTCAGAAAGTTGTTTAATTGGAGTTAATGTTGGGTCTGATGGGTCATAGTATATACTTTCACCCCATAAAAACGCATTAGTATTATTTGTTGTTACTGCAACATTACTTGATATTTCTAAATACTTAGTAGGTTGTGAATATCTAATTACCTGTGATTTACCTAGATTTCTAAATGATGCTGAATTTAATATAACTGGTGTATCAGTAACCACTTCTGTTCCAGTAAATCCAACACCTTTTGTATATTTTCTATAAGTTCTAGTATTATTATTTACTAAGTTTTTATATGATGATATATATAATTTTCCATATTTTTGGTAACACATTAAGCCAAATTGAGTACATATACCATTTAATATATCATAATTAAACATATAGTTACCAAGTTTATCCATTAAGGAGTTTTTTTGGATATATATTTCGGAAAAATCAAGATATGTAGGTACTATAGTACCAGAATTATTTATTCCACCATAAGGAGCATAAAATTCATAAGGTATTTCAATCATATAATCATCAAAAAGACCAAATGAATCTAAATTATCAAGTATTAATTCTTCTATTGAAATTATATCTTTAGCAAAATATTCTACTTCTTTAACATCTTCTGATTCAAAATAATTTTCTGCTTTTATTAATGATACATCTGAGAAAACAAGATTAAATTGTATAGGAGCTATTTCTTTAATGCTAACGTCGGAAGTCGTAATATAATATCCTTTCCAAATAATATCATCACCTCTTTTTAATTCTAAATAATAATCATCTATTTCTGCTGTAAGTAGATCTAAAATATCTAATCCATTATTATCCCATATAGCATTATATAAATTCCATACACTATTTTCATCTTCCCAAACTATATCTAATCCTGAAGCATCCCTTATTAATATATTTAATGTAGCTATTGATGATATTATTGGATTGTATGATGAATCTCCATCTCTTTGTGTTTCAATAATTAATGGTTGACCAGAGCCATTTAAATCAGTCAATGCTCCTATATAATCCTTTTTATATACGGTAGCTACATAATTTGCAGTAGTATTAGAATATACATCAGAAAACTCTAGTTTATATCTTTCTCCGTAAGCCATTAATAATATCCGTTTCTATTTTTTGATGCCCTATTCATTAATATTACTAAGTCATTTCCACTAATTTTAGCCTCTAATTGACCCATCATTTGACCACTATCTGTATTGACCATTAAAGACTTTAATTTGTCTAATGGAGCTATTACTTCTGGATTATTTTTAGCACCAGGATATTCACCAACAAGAGCCGCTGATGGACCAGAAAATATACCACCTTTAGCTCTTGGAACTAATCCAGGAAACATTCCCTTACCTCCCATTAATCCAGCAAATGCTTTACCAAATGATTTACCACCTCCTGCTGCACCTCCTGTAGCTACAGAAATAACTACTGCTAATATTACTGCTGCTGCAATTGCTGCTAATAATTTTGCTATTACTTGAGCTAATGCACTTATTATTGATTTAAAACCAAATTCACCAGTACGAAACATAGTTTCAAAAGCTCCTGCTAATGGGCCAACTAATATATTACCCATGTCGGTTAACAACTCTCTAGTGTCATTAATCTTTTTGTTTTGCTTATCGTATGCCTCATTTCTTTTTTCAAGAATAGCATAAGTTGGATCATCAGATAGAGAACCTGCTACTGAATCATTACCTAAAGCATTTAATTCTTTTTGTGCAGCTATTTGCTTTTCCTTAGCGTCAGATTCTGCCTCAACTGCTAATTTTGCTTGGTTAGCTATTGTAAGTCCCTGTAATTTAGCTGCAAATATTTTACCTTCCTCACCAAAAAGTTTTTTATTCGCATCAAGCATTTGATCGCTTAAATTCTTATATTCTTTAGATAGTGGAGATACACCTAACTTTATAAGCGATTCAAGTGCTTTTTTATGAGCATCAACTAAAGTATTTGCTTTTTCTAATTCACTTGAGAATGTATCATATTCTACCTTTTTTATTTCATCTGCTAATTCTTTATATACTACAGCTAATTTTTTTATTCTACTTTCTTCTCCATCTTTTTTATCTGGCTTATCTAATTGGCCTATCTTTGCTAACGAAAGAAGATTATTTTCTAAATCCTTTGTTAATTTATTAGTTGAATCATCTAGTTTTTGCATATCAGCATTGAAATTTGCTAATCCAGATGAACTTATTGCTTTATTATATTGTTCTTGACCTTTAGCCATTTTGCTACCCAATTCAGCAAATCCACCAAACATCATTGTTTCTCTTACTATACCAAGAGCCGTATTAAATTGATTTATTTTACCTTTAGTTTTATCAAGAAAACTTGCCTGATCCTTTAAATCTGTTGCCTCTAATTTTCTCTTTTTTGCTATTTCATCCTGTAATTGATTTTGTAGTATTTGAGCTTCGGCTTGAAGATAAATAGATTGAGTTAATTTATTTACAGCAATTGCTGTTTCTTTACTATTTATATTTTGAATACTTAGATTCTCATTAAATATATCGTAATCCTGATTTAACTTATTTATTGCCTCTTGTCTTGTTGAATAAGATAATTCCTCATTTTTAGCTATAGACAATAAAGCGTTTAGGGTTATTACATTTTCTCCAGCTGTTGCTCTAATCTTATCTAGTGAATCATTATACTTATCAGCCCCCATTGAAGCATAGGCAAATATAGTAAGTGCAGCAGTTAGTATTGAACCCATCATAGATAGAGCAATACCTAATCCCTTGGATACGTTACTAAGCATTACTATTTGGTCAATAAGTATTGGTACGTTGTTTGAAATGGCTAATAATCCAAGACCAAAACTTTGAGCAAAAAATCCAGAATCTCGGATAACCTGGCCAAGAGCAAAAGATGCAAGACGCATCCTATTCATATCTAATCCAGCACTAGCAGCAGCCTCACCAGTCTTTTGTAAACTTTGACTAGCTCTAGCATTTACTCCCTTAAAAGAAGAATCTAGTTTAGCTAAAGTAGTTTCAATATTTTTTATCTTAGCTACTAAATCACCTAAATCCGCTGTTATCTTGACCTGAAAATTACTATCCATTATCTAACTGTTTAACGACCTCTTCAAAGTCTTGTTTTGTTATTGGTTCTAACTTAGGTTTTTTGGGTTTACCTAGTCTATCTGTCCAAAGAGGAAGAATTTTATCGGGGCTTTTTTGATCTTGTTTCTTAGTTACATTTGAGTTGTAAATCATAGAAATTAATGACCTAGTATGTTCCCAATCCCTCGTTTGTCTTTTGATAGTACCATAGGCAAATCTATTATAATCAACCCATGTCATATCATAAAATTGATCGGGAAGAAGTCCAACATCGCCTATGGCAAAGTCTAAAACCTCTTCCCAAGCTATTTTTTTGGCTTTACAGATTTAGATGGTGCAATATCTATATTCATTGCGTCTTGAATATCTACTATACCTTGAGAAGTCTTTACAGATTGTTCAAATAAGCTAATTACATCCGTTACCTGGCTCATTGGCATATCATCTACCCATACCAAAACATCATCCATAGTAAAGTCCATGATTTCCTTCTTGATATAAGAGTTATTCTTTAATCCACAATAGATTAAGTCAGAACATAGTTTAATAGGGTTTTCCTCATTAAACTCAACAACTCCAGTACCGTTAATTTTAGAATACTCCATTAAAGCATAATTACCAAACTTGATACCACGCTTTTTACCACCTAATTCTAATTGTATATATCCTGCACTCATTTTATTTTTCTTTAAGTAATTGTGGTTACTGTCAGAAAAAAATTGATTAGGCTACTACTGATTGTGCTAATGCACCAGTTCCTTGGAAAGATACGCTATAGCCAGATGGTGATTCCATATCAGCTGTTTGAGAGATAGAAGAAATGAAAGCATTACCACTTAATACCATATCTCCAGCAGTCGATGTTGAAAAAGTTACAGCTACAGCAGAACGAGCAATAAGCAATGCTACAAGTTCATCAGTTTCTACACTTGCAGAAGTTGCATAGTCAATAAGACCATCAGAAGATAAAGTCCATCCTCTTACACCTGCGAAAAACTCACTCCATCCAGCAGAATCCTTAGTGGTTGCATCTGGTAGATCTACAGTTAATTCTAAACTAGCAGTAGTAGCCTTTAACAAAGGTACACCACCTACTTTAATTACTAAATTTGTTCCGTTAATTAATGCCATTTTATTTTAATTTTAATTGTTTATAATTTGTTTATGCTAATGCTAATGCTAATAATTCAGTTCCTTGTAGAGTTCCAGAGTAAGTAACTACATCTTCCATTGGGGCATCGATAGTTAAGCTACTAACATATACGTAGCCATTATATACTAAAGAACCTGCAAGGTCATCTGTAAATTTAACAAAAAATTTTGTTCTATTCTCTACTGCTGATTCTAAATATGCTGGATCAATATCATCATCGTAATTTGTCAAACCTTCAAAATCTAAGGTAAAACTTCTTGCTCCCATAATAAA